GCATGAGCCGGGAGCTGCTGACCCGCGCTGTCGCGTATGCGCTGCAGGAACAGCTGTTCGGCGGCCTCAAGGCGGAAACGCGGCAGTTGCTGGAACGGACTGCGGCGGTGGTTTCAGCCAAGAGAACGCTCAGCACTCAAACATGTGGGCATGCGAGTCCCGGGAGCGTACTCATCCGCGAGTGGCATGGCAGCAGCCATCAGGTGACGGTGCAGGCGGACGGCGTGGTCTATCGCAAGCAGCGCTACCGCTCACTTTCGGAAGTGGCACGGCTAATCACCGGGACCCGCTGGTCGGGACCGTTGTTCTTCGGCCTCAAGGCGAGCAAGGCGCGACGCCGTGCCTCCTGATAAACCGTCGATCCGGCGCTGCGCTATCTATACGCGCAAATCCTGCGAGGAAGGCTTGGAGCAGGATTTCAATTCGCTGCAGGCGCAGCGCGAAGCCTGCGAGGCCTTCATCCAAAGCCAGGCCGGCGAAGGCTGGCGGCTGATCAAGGCTCACTATGACGATGGCGGGCTCTCGGGTGGCAGCATGGAACGCCCGGCCCTGCGCCGGTTGCTGGCCGATATCGAGCAGGGACTAATTGAGGTGGTAGTAGTTTATAAAGTAGACCGGCTGACCCGCGCGCTGGCGGACTTCGCCAAGATGGTCGAAGTGTTCGATGCTCATGGGGTGTCGTTCGTGGCCGTCACCCAGCAATTCAACACCACCAGCTCGATGGGCCGGCTCACGCTCAATGTGCTGCTCTCGTTCGCCCAGTTCGAGCGCGAGGTCACCGGCGAACGCATCCGTGACAAGATTGCCGCCTCCAAACGCAAGGGCATGTGGATGGGCGGCATCCCGCCGCTCGGCTATAACGTCTGTGAGCGAAGGCTGGTGGTCAATCCCGGCGAGGCGCAGACGGTCAGGCACATCTATCAACGCTATCTTGAACTCGGTTCGGTGCGGCGCCTGCAAGAGGAGCTTGACCGCGCAGGGACGGTATCGAAAGTTCGCGAATCCAGGGCACGAGTGAAGTCTGGCGGCCGTGGCTTTTCACGCGGCGCACTCTATGAGTTACTGGCGAATCCGATCTTCCGGGGGGAGGTTCGCCATAAGGGTGAGCGCCACAAAGGGCAGCATCAAGCGATCATTGAATGTGAGTTGTGGGAGCAGGTGCAAGAGGCGCTGCGCACAAAAGCGCTGCGCCGCGGCAGACCCAATGGCGATACGACGGTGCGCCTGTTGAGCGGTAAGTTGTTCGATGAGGCGGGCGATGCGCTGGCGCTCTCCAGCACCAGCAAGGGCGGCCGACACTATAGCTATTACGTCTCGCGCACCTTATTGCGTGGCGCCCCCCAACGCGAAGGCGCGGGCTCGGGCTGGCGGCTGGCGGCCAACGAGATCGAACGAGCGGTGGTTTTGGCGGTGGGGCAGATACTCAAAGATCAGCCCGCAATCGTCTCTAGCCTGCATGAGGCAGGTATATCGGTGCCTGGAATCACTGCTGCCTGCAGCGCCGCCGCGGTACTCATTGAACGGATTGAACTAGATCTCAATCAAGCCAGTGCCGCACTGGCGCCGCTGGTGGAGCGGGTGGTGTTGCGCGCAACCGGACTCGACATCTCACTGTGCCTTGATCCTTTACTGCCGGAGAGCGGTCTACACTGCTCATCAGGCTCGCTCAAGATCAACCGATTGGTGCCGCTGCAACTTAAACGGCGTGGGGTCGAGCTGCGGCTGGTATTCGAAAGTGAGGAAAACGCGCGCCCAATTGATGCGGCGCTATTGAAAGCGGTCGCCCGCGGCTACAGCTGGTTCCAGGCGCTGGCGGCGGGAGCGTCCGCCGACACGCTGGCGATCGCGCGGCGCGAAGGTCTGCCTGATAGTTATGTACGACGGCTGCTACCGCTGGCCTTTCTCGCTCCTTCACTGGTTGAAGCGATTTGCGCCGGCACCCAACCCGTCACCCTCACCGCCGCGAGCCTGAAACGGGCCGGAGATTTACCTTATGCATGGCGCGGCCAGGAGTCTTTCTTCGCGGCTCCGTCAGCAGGCCACGTGAATATCCGGAGTTGTTAGAGCGGAGCTTGGCGACCGCCGGCTTCCCGTGCACTTTCGGTGGCTCGGGCAATGGCATAATAGTCTCTCCTAGTTGATGATGTTTTACGTTCAACTGTGAAGACGCCACGCTTTAGCCTCACCCATGGCCAGGTCCTGTACGCGCTGTGCCGGGGCTTGCCGCCGGCCGCGGAGACCATCGACCGCATCCGCTATCTGCGGCGCCTGGGGGTGCCGTTCACCCCCGCGGAACTCGGCCGCGGCCGCGGCAACCGCCTGCGCTATTCCTTCGAACAGCTGATTGAGTTGGGCGTGGCCCTGTTCGCGCTCGGCCGCGGGCTGGCGCCGCGCACAGCCGCGGAGTTCCTCATCGGGCAGCGGGCTGAATTGAGGAAGCTGTACCGGAAAGCATTTCAGGACCAGCCTGAAGCTGCACTGGAGCAGCCGTGGGTCAAGAGCCGTGGCCGCATCGTGCCGCTGTTGGCCGAGGAAGTATTTTTGCGCCTGCACGATCGTTATGCCGAACCTCAGGGCACCCTCGATATATTGCAGCAAGCGGAGGTGCGCGAGCTGGGCGACCTGGTCCTGCTGGCCGAGCGCTATCCAGGCGAGGAGGCGCGCCGGTTGCTGCCGCTGACCCGGCTGGCGCTGGAATTGGTGGCGTGGGCCGCAGAGGCGCCGGAGAAGAAGCCTGGGCCGTCGCGATCGGGTGGGGCCTAGATTAGAGGTAATTATCCATGTAATAGTAGCTATATGGTGAAGCTCTCCAGCGAATTGCTCGCGCCCGCCGGTCCGGCGCAGCTGACCCGCATCACCGTAAGCTACCGTCCGATCACGGAGCTGCGGCTCAATCCACGCAATCCGCGCCGGCATACGCCGCGGCAGCTGCGCCAGATCGCGCGCAGCATCCAAAGCTTCGGCTTCAACGTCCCAGTCCTGATCGATGCCAACGCCAATACCATTGCCGGCCACGGCCGGGTGCTGGCTTGCAAACTGCTCGGTTGGATTGAGGTCCCGACCATCAGCCTCGAACATCTCAATGCCGCCCAGGCCAGCGCCTTCATGATCGCCGACAATCGGCTGACGGAAAACGCGCAATGGGACGAACGTTTACTCGGCGAGCAGCTGCGCGAATTGTCGCTGCTCGATCTTGACTTCAGCCTTGAGGCGACTGGCTTTGAAATGGGCGAGATCGACCTGCGCATCGAGAACCTCAGCACTGATCGCCCAGACGATGATCCGGGCGATCGGCTGCCGGCCAGCAGCGGACCGCCGGTGAGCCGTGCCGGCGATCTGTGGAAACTCGGCCGGCATCGGGTGTTCTGCGGCAGCGCCGTTGAGCCGGCCAGCTATCGCGTCCTCATGGGGCAAGAATGTGCGGCGATGGTCTTTAGCGACCCGCCCTACAACGTCCCGATTGACGGCCATGCCACCGGGCTGGGTGCCGTCCGTCATCGCGAGTTTGCCATGGCTGCGGGCGAAATGAATCAAGCCCAGTTCACCAGTTTCCTGGGCCAGGCCTGCACCTTGTTCGCGGCCGCCAGCGTTCCCGGCTCCCTTCACTATATCTGCATGGATTGGCGCCATCTGGGCGAATTGCTCGCCGCCGCCCTGCCGGTCTATCGCGAACTCAAGAATCTCTGCGTGTGGGCCAAGAACAACGCCGGCATGGGCTCACTCTACCGCAGTCAGCATGAGCTGGTGCTGGTCTTCAAGCACGGTCGCGCAGCGCATCGCAACAACATCCAGCTGGGCCAATACGGCCGCCATCGCAGCAACGTGTGGCATTATCCCGGCGCCACTTCCGGGGCAGGATCAACGGACGAGGGCAATTTGTTTGCGCTGCACCCCACCGTCAAGCCGGTGGCGCTGGTGGCCGATGCGATCTTGGACTGCTCGGCCCGCGGGGAGATCGTGCTTGATGGCTTTCTCGGCAGCGGCACCACGTTAATCGCTGCCGAGCGCACCGGACGGCGCTGCTACGGGCTCGAAATCGATCCCTTGTATGTTGACTTGATTGTGCGCCGCTGGCAGGCCTTTACCGGCGACCAAACCTACCATGCGGTTATGGATTGTTCGTTCGACGAGCGTCAGCGTGCGCTCGCGCTCAGCCATGGCAATTGACCGCGACCCGGATTACGACGTGGGTTATGCGCGGCCGCCGCGGCAGCACCAATTTCGCCAGGGTTGCTCCGGCAATCCGCGGGGCCGGCCGCGCGGCGCAAAGAATCTCGCCACCCTGCTGGACGAAACCCTCAACGAGAAGGTTCACGTTAACGATAACGGCAAGCGCAAAACCATTAGCAAGCGCCAGGCTATCCTCAAGCAGTTGGTCAACAAGGCCGCCGGCGGCGATCCGCGTTCGATTCAGTTGTTGCTGGGCGAGATCCGGCTGATCGAGAGCCGCGCCGACTCCGCGGCAGCTGCGACTGGCGGACTTGCTGAAGCCGACCGTGAGGTACTCGCGCAAATCTATCGCCGCCTCCAGGCCGGCGCGGCAGGACAAGCTAATGACGGCGACCCTGAGTGATAAGGAATATCGGACGCTGCTGCGGCTCGACTTCTACGCCTTCATCGAACGCTGCTTTCGCCAGCTCAATCCGCAGACCAGCTTCCTTCCCAACTATCATCTGGAAGTGATGGCGGCGAAACTCGAGGCCTGCCGCCAGGGCAAAATCCGCCGTCTCATCATCAATGTCCCACCGCGCCATCTGAAGTCGATCAGCGGCTCGATTGCACTGCCCGCGTGGATTCTCGGCCATCAGCCCTCGGCCCAAATCGTGTGCGTCTCCTATGCCCAGGATTTGGCCGACAAGCTGGCCCGTGATTGCCGCGCGGTTATGACCAGCAACTGGTATCGTGCGACCTTCCCCACCCGCCTCTCGGCGCAAAAACAGGCGGTGCAGGAATTCGTCACAACCGCGCATGGCTATCGCCTAGCGACCTCGGTCGGCGGCGTACTGACCGGACGCGGCGCCGATCTCATCATCATCGATGATCCGCTCAAACCCGAGGAAGCCCTCTCCGAGAGTCAGCGCCGCACGGTCAACGAATGGTACGACAATACCCTTTCGAGCCGGCTTAACGATAAGCGCACCGGCGCTATCATCCTGATTATGCAAAGGCTGCATGAAGACGATCTCACCGGGCACGTAGCCGCTCAGGAAGACTGGCGGACGCTCTCTTTCCCGGCCATCGCTGAGCAGAGTGAGGAGCATATCATTGAGACCGTCTTCGGCCCCCGCTGCTTCAGCCGCCAGGCGGGCGAGGTGCTGCATCCCGCCCGTGAACCCCGCGCCATCCTGGACCAGCTGCGCCGCACGCTCGGCGAATACCATTTTGCCGGTCAGTATCAGCAGGCGCCGGCGCCGCTCGGCGGCGGCATGATCAAGGCCGCATGGTTCAGACGTTATACGCCCGCCGAGCTCCCTCAGCACTTCGATCAAATCGTGCAGAGCTGGGACACCGCCAATAAAGTCTCCGAACTCAGTGACTACAGCGTTTGTACTACCTGGGGGATCAAAGACCGCCACCTATATCTACTTCATGTCTTGCGCCAACGCCTGGATTATCCCGACCTCAAGCGCGCGGTCCGCGAACAGTGGCAACTGCATCGTGCCAGCGTCGTGCTCATCGAGGATAAGGCCTCCGGCACCCAGCTGATTCAGGAATTGGTCAAGGAGGAGCTGAGCGCGGTCACTAGCTATAACCCCGAGCACGACAAGCTCATGCGCCTGTATGCCCAGGCCGCGATGATTGAGAACGGCTTTGTGCTGCTGCCGCAAGACGCGCCGTGGCTGCCGGAGTATCTCCATGAGCTGACAGTTTTTCCCCATGGCAAGTATGACGACCAGGCCGATTCCACTTCGCAAGCCCTGACCTGGTTCAAGCAGGCCCCGCCCGAGCCCGGCATGCTCGGCTATATGCGTATGGAAGTGGCGCGTACCAGATTCGCTAATGGCCAGAACCTCGCCGCGGCCGCCGCTTCGGTCGGCTGCACAGCACAGCAACTGCAGCAGTGGATCGACGATATCATCCAGGGGCAGAACGAGCTCGAGCAGATTTACGAGAAAGCCTTTCGCGGTTGGTAAGTGCCCTCGGGCGGCCGCCGCATTCCCTATCTAGGCAGAAATTACTAGCTGGTCTTTTCCGGCGGTGGCTAACGCCACGATGCCGACGGGCGTGCACTGGGGGAACAATCTAATGTTTTCCCTGCACCCCGCTGAATGTTCCCTGTTCCGCCGATTTAATTCCCTGTTACGGCTGACTAATTCCCTGTTCCGTTGATCAGGGAATTTCCGCCAAAAAGGCCCGTCGTGCCTCGGCTTTTCTTGCTCAACGACCCGGCCAAACCGGCTGGATCGGCGAAATTCCCTGTTTTTTCCCTGCTGATCAGGGAAATCCCCCCGCCGGAGACTGGTTCGCCCATGACTCGACTGTCCGCCGCTCAGTCACTGAAAACCACGATTCTCCAGTCCTAGGTCTTGCGTATCGTGTTCATAGGCGATCAGCACCGAGATCGTGCACGATTTAGTCGGATGTTGAGTGACACGAGTCGGCTACGATTGCGTGCCGCTACTATGTTCGAAGGTCCCGCTGTGTATGTTGATCCGTTGTTACCGGTGACGCCGAAGATCTTCGTGCCTTTTGCCAAGTATTTTGGATACTCGTATCAG